TTAATATAATAAACAAAACTATATCAGAAAATAATATAGAAATTTCTAAACTTAATGCTTCTATCGTTTCAGCTCATAAATATATAAAATTGATTTCTCATGAATTGCAAGAACTAAATGTTGTAAATCAAACTGAAGGGAGTGATAATTTACAGTCTTTGGTTGAGAGTCTTGATGTTTATGTTGAAAATTATGAAGAATATATAATTGAAAAATCTTATTATGATTTTATATCTGTTATGTTGAAAGATGGTGGGATTAAAACGCGGATAATTAAACAATATCTTCCAGTTTTAAACAAATATATAAATCAATATTTGACTCAATTAGATTTTTTTGTTAATTTTAATATAAATGAAAATTTTGAAGAAGTAATTAAATCTAGACATAGAGACGAATTTACATATTCAAATTTTTCTGAGGGCGAAAAGATGAGATTAGATCTTGCTGTCTTATTTTCGTTTAGACAATTAGCAAGATTAAAAAATTCAGTAAATACAAATTTATTGATTTTGGACGAAGTTATGGATTCTAGCTTAGATGCTAATGGAACAGATGTTTTTATGGATCTCATTTCTTCTACAGATAAACATACAAATATTTTTGTAATAAGTCATAAAACGGATCAGATTTCTGATAAGTTTGATAGAATATTACAATTTGATAAAGTGAAAAATTTCTCTAAAATGAAGGTGATCTAACTATGCAAGAAATAGTTTATAATACAAATGAATTAAACCCTCCAGCGAAAATAGTTCCAGAGTTTGAACCTTATACGTTGGCTCCTCAGGATGCTGAAATATTAGGATCGAAAATACAAATTTTTGATTTTGGATATCCAAATCATGATCCATTAGAAATTGGTTCTAGATTAGTAGAAACTGCAAAATTGCATAATTCTTTTGGGATTGCAGCAAATCAATGTGGTGAAAGATATAGGGTTTTTGTTGCTGGTGCTGATGAAAATTATATTGCATTTTTTAACCCAGAAATTATACTTGAATCTGAAGAAACGTCATTAATTCCTGAAACAGATTTGAGTAATATGGGTTTGTTGTTGCATGTTAAACGGCCAAAATCTGTAACTGTTCAATTTCAAGATTTAAATGGTCAACTACAAACATTACACTTCGATGGTTTAACTGCAAGAATTGTACAACAATGTATTGACAGGTTAAATGGTATTGGGTTTGAGATGCGAGTTTCAAAATTGGTTCTTGATAGAGCAACTAAAGCTCTTGATAAAAAGGTTAAAAAATTCGTAAAACAAAATACTTATATAAAAACGGTGAGAAAATAATTTTAATTTAAAGGTGAAATATTATGGAAATAAAAATTAGTAAAGAAACATTGGAAGGAAAATCAATATTTATTGCAACACCAATGTATGGTGGTCAATGCCTTGGTATGTATATGAAATCTTGTTTGGACCTTCAAACATTATGTATCCAATATGGTGTTGAAATTAAATTCTCATTTCTTTTTAATGAGAGTCTTATCCAAAGAGCTAGAAATTATCTAGTTGATGAATTTGTACGGTCTTCATGCACACATATGATGTTTATTGATGCAGATATTTCTTTCAATCCAATTGATATTCTTGCAATGATCTCTTTGGATAAAGATATTATTGGCGCACCATATCCAAAGAAAACTATTAAGTGGTCTAATGTCAAAAAGGCTATTTTAAAAAATCCAGATATTGATGTTGGGGAATTAGAAAAACTTGGTGGTGATATTGTATTTAATCCAGTTGCTGGGACAGAAAGATTTAGTGTAACAGATCCTCTTGAAGTATTGGAAGTTGGTACTGGAATGATGATGATTCGTAGAGATGTTTTTGAGCGATATAAAGAAGCATATCCAGAATATTCTTATCTTCCTGATCATGTTGGTACTGCAAATTTTAGTGGTGATAGAGAGATTATGTCATATTTTAATGTTGAGATTGATCCAGGATCAAGAAGAACTTTGAGTGAAGATTATCACTTCTGTCAGCATAGTAGAAAAATTGGTATTCAAATTTGGATGGCTCCATGGATTATTTGTGGTCATACTGGAACCTATATGTTCCAAGGAAGTCTTCCTTCAATTGCAGCAAATTTGGGCGAATTATAAAAAGTGCTTGACAATTTAAAATATATGCTATACAATAATATTGTAGTTTGAATTTGAGAAATATGTTATGATTATTGGTTTATGTGGTTTAATTGGTTCAGGAAAAGGCACTGCTGGTGAAATCTTAGTGGAACATGGTTTTGTTCCACTATCATTTGCTGGTTCTCTTAAGGATGCTGTTTCTGCTATCTTTGGATGGGAAAGAGCATTACTTGAGGGTGATACTGATGAATCTAGAGATTTTAGAGAAGATGTTGATCCATTTTGGACAAAAAAGTTTGGAAGGGAGATTACCCCTAGAATTATATTACAGGAGTTTGGGACTGAGGTTGTTCGAAACAATTGTCTTGATTCTATTTGGGTTGATTCGCTTGAAAGAAAACTTTCTTTATATGAAAATGTTGTGGTTACAGATGTTAGATTTTCTAATGAGATTGATTTCTTAAGAAACTTAAATGGTCAAATTATACAAATCAATAGAGGTGAATTACCTGAATGGTATTCTGTTGCTGAAAGAAACAATACATTGTATACTAATGATATTCTTTTTATAAGAGAATACCCAAGGATACATAAATCGGAATGGGGTTGGATAGGTAATAAAGGTATTGACTATATAATTGACAATAATGGTTCAAAAGAAGATTTAGAACAAAAATTGTTGAACAGGTAGAATAGTGAAAAGTGAGCAGTGCTCTTAGGTACTCTAATGGTAAGAGATTTGACTGTTAATCAAACGTATACAGAAATGTTATGGGGGTTCGAGTCCCTCCCTAAGAGCACTGCTCATTTAAATAAATTACAAGGTAAAATCTTGAAAGAAAACACTTCAAAGGTCGGGAGATACACTTTGAATAGTGGTGCAGTAAAAGTCTGTGATATCTCCCCCTTGTTTTGAGGATGGTAGCTCAATGGTAGAGCAGTTTGTTAGAAATAACATTTAAGCATGGGTTCGAATCCCATCGTTCCTCACTTAGTTTATCTCTCTGTAGTGTAGTCTGGTAACATGATGCGTTTGGGGCGCATTGTCCTTCGTTCAAATCGAAGCAGAGAGACCAGTTTGGAAGAGTGGTTGAGTGGTTTAAGACAGCAGTCTTGAAAACTGTCGAGGGTTAATACCCCTCCGTGGGTTCGAATCCCACCTCTTCCGCCATTTTCGCACCACTAGCTCAATTGGTTAGAGCTCTCCGCTCATAACGGATAGGTTCTGGGTTCAAATCCCAGGTCGGTGCACCAAATAAAATACTTGACAAAATCTTAATTATAAGTTATAATTATATCTGATTTAAAATTTTAACATGAGGAAATAAAATGAAAATATCACCAGAAACAAATGCGATTCTAAAAAACTTCGCACATATTAATCAATCATTATTCTTTAAAAAAGGTTCTGTCATCTCAACTATGAGTCCACAAAAGAATATTCTTGTTGATGCAACAATTACAGAAACTATACCACAAGATTTTGGTATTTACGATTTAAATAATTTTTTATCTGTGACATCATTATTTAAAGATGGCTCTGAATTAGAATTTGATCAAAATCATGTAATTATCAAAGGTTTGAATGGTAGGTCAAAAATTAAATACCGTATTACTGATCCATCAATGATTGTAGTTGCTCCAGATAAACGTCCCAAACTTCCAGTTGTTGATGTTAAATTTACATTCTCAAAAGAAGATCTAGAATGGGTTATTAAAACAGCGTCTGTTATTGGTGCACCACATTTAGCTGTTGAATCAGACGGTACAACTGTATCATTAGTGACATTTGATGAGAGTAATGATGCAGGTCATACAAACTCATTAGAAATGAGTGATGTGGATCCAGAAGGAAATGTGTTTAAATTAGTTTATAAAACTGAAAATTTAAAAGTTATTCCTGATTCATATTCTGTTGAAATTAGTTCTAAAGGTATTTCAACATGGACTTCAATAACTAATGAAATTAAATATTACATTACATTAGAAACATCAAGTAAATTTGGAGGGTAATTTGCAAACAATTGAATTTTTTTTGTCTGAAAATAGTATAAAAGTTTTAGATTCGCAACAATTAACTGAAAAACATAAATTATTAGTTAGTGTTGATATTGGCGATTTATCATATGAAAAAGCACAAGAATATTTGTCTGCTGTGACTGAAGCATTTAAAAGTGTTGTTGATCCAGCTTCAGTTTTGGTTTATCCAGATAGCATTGATGTAACATTGATTGAACAATAAAATTAGGAAATATATTATGAGTAATAAAATTAGTATTGAAACAGTATTTGGAACATTAGACGATAACCAATCACAAACTCTTCGTGAAGGTATTAAAGAAATATCTGTCCATCTGTCTAGGATGGATATTGAAAAGGAAGCGATTAAAGATATTGTCGCTTCCGTTTTTGATGAAACTAAAGTTCCTAAAAAAATGATTAATAGATTTGCTAAAGTTTATCATAAACAATGCTTTTCTGAAGTAGTTGTTGAAGACAACGAATTCCAATCACTATATTCTGCTTTATTTAGTAATTAAATTATGATTTTTGCCTCGCTGAGAAATTGGTGAGGCTTTTTTATGTGAGATATATAATATGGTAAGAGAAGAGATTCTGTGGGCTCAAAAATACAGACCAAATAAAATTGCAGATTGTATTCTTCCTGAATCAATCAAAACATCATTTCAAGAATTTGTTAACCAAGATAAAATCCCAAATCTGTTGATTTCTGGTTCTCAAGGTTCTGGTAAAACAACACTTGCAAAAGCTCTTTGTGAAGAAGTTGGTTGTGATTACATAATTATTAATGGATCTGATGAAAATGGTATTGATGTTCTTCGTGGGAAAATTAAAAATTATGCTTCTTCAGTTTCTTTGAGTGGAGGGAGAAAGGTTGTAATTATTGATGAAGCGGATTATCTTAATGCAAATTCGTTACAACCAGCATTGCGTAACGCTATAGAAGAATTTTCTATTAATTGTTCTTTTATTTTCACATGCAATTATAAAAATAGAATTATTGAACCATTACATTCAAGATGTTCTGTTATTGATGTGAAAATATCAAAGGAAGATAAACCTAAATTGATGGCTCAGTTTTTTAAACGAGTTTGTTGGATTTTAGGTGAAGAAAAGATAGAATATAATAAAGAAGTTGTAGCTCAAGTTATTTCTAAATATTATCCAGATAACCGTAGAATCCTTAATGAATTACAACGTTATGCGATGGGTGGAACAATTGATGTAGGTTTATTGTCTCAAGTTTCCGATATTCAATTAACACCTTTAATTACAGCGTTAAAAGAAAAGAATTTTGCAGATACTAGAAAATGGTTATCTGATAATGACGATATTGATTCTGTAACACTTTTCAGAAAATTGTATGATAATTCTTATGAATTGTTAAAACCAAATTCAATTCCACAATTAGTTTTATTGATAGCAAAATATCAATATCAAAACGCTTTCGTTGCTGATCAGCAAATTAATACGTTAGCATTGTTTACTGAAATGATGATAGAATTGGAATATCAATAATGGATTTATTTAAGGATTTGCTTCCAGGTATATTGCAAAAAAAGAATTATATCCTTAATGAAGATAACGAAAAAGAATATAAACCTTATATTGTTAATATGGCATTATCGCAACATACTGATTGTGTATTATATGTAAATGAGATGAATCAATATCCAAGTCTTGATAATAAGATGCAATATGATTTTTATTATTATGCTTTACGAGCCCAGAAACGTCCGTATCAAAAGTGGTTTAAATCTACAGAATCAAAAGACCTATTAAATGTGAAAGAATACTTTGGATTTTCTTCTGAGAAGGCAAAAGAAGCTTTGAGAATACTGACAACAGAACAATTAGGACATATAGCTAAAATTGTTGATAAAGGTGGTAGGGAATAGCAACATTTTATGTTTTATAAATACTTTTATTTTAAAACATAAGGATTTATGGAGCTATATTATGAGTGATATTTTTAATGGATTTGGGGTTGAGGTCTTCATTGATGAAGAAAATTTTTTAAAAATAAAAGAAACGTTATCAAGAATTGGTGTTTTATCAAAAAAAGATAATTCATTGTATCAGTCTTGTCATATATTACATAAACAAGGCAGATATGTTGTAATTCATTTTAAAGAATTATTTGCTCTTGATAATAAACTACATAGTATTGATGAAAATGATATTGCTAGAAGAAATACAATTGTAAAATTATTACAAGATTGGGAACTTCTTGAGATTCAAAATCCAGATTCTTGTAAATCTCCATTAGTTCCAATATCTCAAATAAAAATTCTTTCTTATAAAGAAAAATCTGATTATAATTTAGTTAGTAAATATAATATTGGCAAAATAAAATCAAAGTAAATTTGGAAATTAATCATGCCTTGTCATAATGAATTAAATTCGCAATTAAAGGGTCTTCAAGCTAGGTTAGAACAAGCTGAGAATGATATAAACGCACATTATGCTGGTATATCTCAATTAGCGTTGTCGTTAGCTGCAAATCCATTTACTGCTGGAAGTGCAGCAGCTACTGCAGCAATTTATAATTTAAATCCTATAGGGATGAAAATCCTTCGTGCATTATTATCAGCCTTGATTCCAAAGGAACTTCAAAATACAATGAGAATGTTGACCATGTTGTCGGCTTCAAGTATTGATGATTTAGCGGAAGGTATTGTTGATTCTGCTGCTGCACAAGTTGTTGGAGCTGTTAATTATGGTATTGATTCGATAACTGAAACAGCATTAAGTGAAATGATTTCTGTACAAAACGAATTAAATTCTTTGGTACCAAATGCGGTCAATGGGACCGTTCAAGCATTAGCAATGTCATCATTAAATAATGATAAATCTCATAATATTAATTTAGCGCAACAAGCATATGATGCTTGGTATTCAGCTTCTATTGCTCCTGTTGGAGAATTTACACAAAGTCAAATTAATTCTTTAAGAGTTGCATATCTTAAGGCTCAACAAGTTGTTAATACAATTAATGCGGGTGCTGCTGGTGTTGTTGCTCAAGCTGGAGGTCTTTTATCTGGAGCTTCTCCAACCATCCAAGAAATAAATACTGCATTGCAACAATTTAATAATATTGCTGCTTTTATTCTTACACAAAATGATATTTCAAGCTGTAAGTCTAAAGCAATGAAGATTGGACCACATACCTAAATAGAATTTGTAGGGTGTTCCTACAAAGCTTAAACCTGCTTCGGGGGTTTAAGAATTTTTAAATAAAATCTTGCTTTTTAAAGGAGACTAAAATGACACAATTAGAACAATTTAGAACAATTCACAATACTGCGTTAATAGGTTTTGATGATCTATTTCGTAGAATCAAAGAATTAGAAAGTCCAAAAACAAATTTCCCTCCCTATGATATAATTAAAACATCTGATGATGCTTTTGTTATTAAATTGGCTGTTGCTGGTTATACGAAAGATGATATTTCTGTAACATTAGATTCTGGAAGATTATTTGTGGATGGATCAATAAGACCTGATGATTATTCATTAGATTCTTTATTGGATAAAAAAGAAAAATATCCCGAATATCTTTATAAAGGAATTTCGCAAAGGAATTTCAAAAGAGAATTTACTCTTGCAGATACTGTTGAAGTTTCTGAAGTAAAATTGTCTGAAGGTATGTTATCTATACATTTAAAAAATGTAATTCCAGAAAGCCAAAAACCAAAAACTTTTGAAATTATATAGGTTTAATGTTCTAAATAAAACGGCAAATTAAACCTTGCCGTTTTATCACTTTTATAGTATAA